TTTCGGAACTTGTGTAACAAGTGTAGAAATTTTCCTCAGCTTGGCGGGAAAGTCCGCAGGACTTTTTCGACAAGCTGGGTCTTTGATTTGCGCGCTTCCCGAGGCAAAATGCGTCCAGAGCCTCTTGTTTTCCCCCGCTGGCTGTGGTATATTTTTGTCAGAGGCAGAGGTTATCCACCCGGACCACAGAGGAAGCGCGCAGCCGTATGGTGAACAGGCGGAGCGTGCCAGAAGGAGGTAAACAAAATGCCAACTGAAAAGGACTACAAAATCATTGAGAAAGCCACCATCTACGACCTTCGCCTGCTGTTCAGCAGCGGGGAGAAGGAAACCTATACCAAGGAAGAAATCGTAGAGCTGCTGGACAAGATTGCAATGGCCAAGGACCAGGAGTGACCGCCAGCCGGGGAGCAATCCCCGGCTATTGTTTTGCCCCGCAAAGCCTCCAACCGCCCAAACAGGCCGTTCAGCCTTTATCTTGCGGACTGCCCACCGCCCGCAAAGCGCTCAACTCCCCCCAAGTCTCCAGGGGTCCATAATTCCAGCTGGCGTACCGGCCGCCGCCGCCGGGGACGTTGGGCAAATCCTCCAGGGCCCGGATATCGTCCACACTGTAGGCCCCCACCTCCCGCAGGGCCTTATACCACGCGGCCTGGGCGGCGGTGTCCCCCCGCAGGAACACCTTCATTTCCCGCTTGACCCGCTCTCCCCGGGCCCGCTCGAAGGGGAGCAGGAGCTTCCCTGTGTCCTCCTGCTCTCTGGGGGTCACGTCGGGCTGAAGGGTGTACTTGACAAATTCAATGCTGTTCTGCTCGTTGGAGTCATAGCTCTGCTTCCCGGCATAGACCAGATGCAGGGGCACCCCAAAGAACCGGCACACATCGGCCACCCGGATTTCTTTGCTCTCCACGAACTGCACATCGGCATTGTTCATGGCAATGGGCTGGTATTTCAGCCCCAGGTCCAGCACGGCCACCCGGAAGCGCTTCCCCGGCCCGCTGTGGACGGACTCCCACTCCTGCCGGAGAAAGTCCTTCTGCCGGACGGTCCGGGTGCTCCCGTCGGGGAGGGTGACGGTGGTATCCCCATTCAGGTCCGCCTCCGCCGTCAGCACCCCGGAGGGCCGTCCGCCGTTGGCGTACACGTCGGTTTCATACTCCTGTGCGGCCTGGGCGGCGCGAATGGTCTGGGCGGCCCGCCGCAGCACCGAAATGCCCGCAATCCCGTCCTCGGAATACTCCTTATAGTGGAGCACGTCCGCCGGACTCAGCCGGGTAAGCTGGCCGGTGTTGGGGTGGAAAAACAGGTACCACAGCCGCCCCGCCTGGTCCAGATAGGGGGTCACACAGTCCGGCGGCAGGGGGATCAGCTCCACTGGCCCGGCGCTGGCGGGGTCCCGGACAATCCAGGCGTAGGCGTTTCCCCGGAGCAGCTTGTGACAGCCCATGAGCTTTTCGTAATCAAAGCGGGTCATCGCCTCATTGGGCCGTCCCCAGAGCACCCGGCCCAGCCGGTGCCCGGCCAGCCGCTCCTTGGAGTTCTCGTTCATGACATACACCGGGAGCACCGCCGCCGAGGCGGAGCGCAGCTCCACACAGCGGTTGACGGTGGAAATTTTCATAGCCCCCTCCCGGCTGAGGGTACTCTCATCCCCCACGGTCCACCCCTGGGGGGAGGACAGGGAGAGGGGGCCCATCACCCGCCCCGCCGCCCGTGGGGCCTTACGGATACCCCGGTCAAAAATCAAGGCTTCTCACCCCCCTTTGCCGCCAGCCAGCCCCCCAATATGCACAGCACACCGGCGGCCAGCAGTCCGGCGGGCAGATAAATCAGCCCTGCCCCCACGGCGCACAGCACCCCGCCGCTGACCAGCAGCACATCCGCCGCCACCCCCCTCCAGGGGGTATTTTCTTTGTCCCTCATCGGTTCCTCCTTACCAAACGTGGCGTAAAGCCCCTGCCTTTCGCCGTGGGGAGCGTCAAAGGCTAAACCGCCCGCTTTCCAATGCCTCCCGCAGGTCCCGCCCCGCGCCTTCCCGGTTCATGGCCGTGGCCATCGCGATAATCCAGGCGACGGGAACGTCAATTCTCCCAACGCTCCGGTTCTTCATGGGCTTGATGTTCTCATTTCCGTCCACGGAACAGCGGACATTTCCAAAGCTCCACCGGGCGCAGGTGTTGTGCTCATGGAGCATCTCCCGGGCCCGCAGCAGCCGCTCCAGCTTTTTCATGGCCGGGGAGAGGGTGAGCATATTCTGAGGGATGGTGAGCACATCCAGCCCCTTCCTCCCGCCCCCAGGCTCCATCAGCCTGCTGGTCAAGGTCCAGGCCATGGCCGGGTCTACCCCCAGGGCGCGGATATCAAACCTCTTTGCCGCCTCCCAGACCACGGCCTCCACCCGGCTGTAGTCCACGATATCCCCGGCGCACAGCTCCAGAAACCCCGCTCTGGCCCAGTCCCGATAGGGCACGCCGTCCCGCCGCTCGGCCTCCAGCACCCCGTCCTCCGGCCTCCAGGCCCAGAAGAGCGCCGCCCAATGCTCCAACCCCTCCTGGGGTGGGAACACCAGCGCCAGGGCCGTCAGGTCGGTGCTCTTGGACAAATCCAGCCCTCCAAAGCACCGCTTCCCCCCCAGGGCCTCCCGGACGGCCTGTCTCCGCTCCAGCACGTTGAGCCCCTTCCATTCAGGCCGGTTCCATTGGGTCTTGTCGTACACGGTCAGGGGGACCCACCCCACGCTTTTGACGGCAATCCACTGGTTGAGCCGTAACCACCGAAAGGTCCGTTCTGCGGCCTCACTCTGGCGGGCGGCCCGGGCCTCCGCCCGGAACTGCCGGATACCGATGGTCACGCCATAGCCCGGATTGCACCTGCGCCAGAGGTCCTCATCCTCTATATCCAGCTCCGCCGCCCGGTCCGGGTCGTCCCCGGTCAGCACACCGATACCGTACATAATGGGCAGCCATTGGGAATCGTCTGTGTCGGTGTCCCGCTCCGGCCTCCCCGCCCGCCAGGCCAGAAGCCTGCGGCATTTCTCATGAATCTCCCAACCGATGGACTTCCGGTCCGGGTCGTCCCCGGCGGTGGTGAGGACGATAACCGCCTGCTGCCGCCGGGCCGCGTCGGTGCCCGCGGTGAGCACATCCCACAGCCGCCTGTTTTTCTGGGCGTGGAGCTCGTCAATGAGAATCGCGGAGAAGGAATACCCGTGCTTGGTCTCCGCGTCGCTGGAATACACCTTGAGCACCCCGCCCAGGCGGGTATGAATTTCCCTCCTGCTGTCCACCGCCCAGGCCAGCGGCGCACCCTCCGGCTGGCCCAGGCAGGTATGCTCCACCATATACTTGGCGGCCTGATAGATGATATCGGCATTATTTTTATCTGCGGCAAAGACCCCCACCTGGGCCCTGTTCTCCCCGTCATAGAGCAGGTGATACAGCCCCAGCCCGGCGGCAAATTCGCTCTTACCGTTCTTCTTGGGCAGCTCATCGTAAAGAAACCGGCGATATCTCACCCACCGCCCGTCCGCATCCTGGACCTGCACCCCATAAAAGAGCCGAATGGCCTCTTCTTCCCAAGGGAGCAGCTGAAAGGGCCTGCCCGCCCACTGGTTCTGTCCAAAGCACAGCAGGCCAAAGAAATCCCGCACATCCTGAACGGCCTGCTCATCGAACCGCAGCACGCTCCCATCCCCCGGCTCCGGCACAGTCACGCCCGGCGCCAATTCCACCTGTTCCGGCAGGCGCACACCGCTCCCCAATTCCACCTGTTCAGGCACGTTCCATCCGCTCCCTCAGCAGAGTCTCCAGGGGATTTTCCTCCATCTGAGCCCCCTCTGGCAGCACCAACCGGCACCGGCTGGTGACGGTGAGCCCCAAATCAGCGGCCGCTCTCTGGCACTGCTTAAAAAACCGGTCCTGAATCCGGCTGGCTGACTCCAGCCGCTCCAGGTCCACCGTCCGCTGTCCATCCTCCCCCGCGCCGCCCCGCTGGACCTCCAGCACGTCCATGGTGGCCTCCAGCCAGCTCCTTCGCGCCAGCAGGTACCGGGCCAGGGCGTCCCCGTCCAGAACGGTAAACAGCCCGCAGTCCCGCAGCTTTTTTCCCAATTCCGTGAACGCCTCCCGGTCCCCGTCGGGGAGGTATCCGGGGGCGCGGATTTGTCTGGGGACCTCCGGCCGGGCCTCCCCGGCGGCGCGGCGGGCCTTTTCGGCTTTGGTGAGGTGCTTGCGGCCCTTGCCCTCCAGCACCTCCAGGCGTTGTCTGGGACCTGCCATTGGGGTTCGCTCCTTTCGTGATATTCTGTGGGGAAAAAATCCCACACCGAGGGGTGGGCGCGGTCTGCCGGTGTTCCACCGAAACTTTTTTGGGGTGGGGGGAGGTACTTTTCTTGAAAGAAAAGTACCCAAAAGAACTTCCATAGCGCTACCAACCCGTTGCAGCCCAAGGGCTTTCTGCCCGGTAACGCAGCTGTGTTCCTCGCGCCCGCCCCCGCCCCCGCGCACCTGGGCCCGCCTGGGCGCGCCCAAGGCTGAGGCCGGACAGGTCCGCCAGAGCCATCAAAAACCGCCCGGATTCCCCCGGTTTTCCGCCATCGTCTTGCGGCTGTGGCAGGAGTGGCAGAGGCTTTGCAGATTGTCCGGGTCGGCGAACCGGTTCCAGTCCCCCTTGTGGGGGCGGATGTGGTCCACCTCCGTGGCGGGCGTCCGCAGGCCCCGCCCGGCGCAGGCCCGGCAAAAGGGCTCCCGCAGGAGCTGGCCCGGCCGCAGGGTATCCCGCCAAAGGCGGGTTAGATAGAACTTGTGCCATTGAGCGCTGGCCCCGCGCTTGGCCCGCCGGGGCCGGTGCGCCGGGCACCAGCCGTCGGCGGTTACCTCCCCGCAGCCGGGATACCGGCAGGGCCTGGGCGGTCGTTTTCCCACGGGCTGTCACCTCCGGGCAAAATAAAAAAACCAGCGCCAATGAGCCCTCACGCAGAGAGTTCACCGGCACCGGCTTATCAAGAAGCACTGGCCAAATTCGATATCCACCAGATGGACGGCTTTGCAGTTCCGGCACCAAAGTACCAGGTTCCGGGCCGTGGTGTCCTCCCGTACCACCTGGTTCGTTTTCTGGCGGCAGACAGGACAGACAATCAATCCATCTTTCAGCTTTAGTCTATCAGCTTTCCCTCGTGATTGCAAGTGCCATTCCCTCTTTCTACATACCCGGTCGGATTATTAAGACTTGTTTCAAGATGAAAAATTATTAAGGAGGCGGGCGGCGGCCTTGGGAATAACTGTAAGCGCTGGCCTCCGCTTTGGGGAAGAGCAGGTA